ACTTCCTATCACCCAAACGTCTCTTCACTCATCCGAAGAAGCAGCAATCCGGGTCAGCACGCACAAGCTCAAGCGCATCAGTCAGCGAAAGTTCAGTACTGTACTGATGCCATTTCATATCCTTCCGCATCCAATAGATTTTCCATCTATCCAGAGAACGTATGTACTTGATTCTTGCTGATGGCAGGATGTTTGTTTCACCTGGATTGCCCTGCCACACGGGGCGCTGTTCGCCGATATCTATCGTTTGGTCATTGATGCTATAAACAATATCCAGTTCATTGCGGATATGTTCAGGCGGCCTTATGCTTTCAATGAATTGGTGAACTTCTTTTTTGACCGCTTGATATTCAAGGTCAGTGAACGCCATCTATCCTCCTCACCCAAACGTTTCTTCTGGCCACTGGTTACCAGCTATGTGACGATGAAGTCACGAACTTTTCAGCCACTCCCTTGCCTCGATGTCATCCAGATGGCGAGACTGCTTCAGAATACCAGCCACATACTCCACCTTTGCTACTTGATGATAAGGTAACGTTATTGGCCTGTGGTCTTGGTTAATGCTTGTAAATTGGTATTCTCCGTCTCTGTCATAGCCAAGAACCTTGATCATGTTGTGCCCTTCAATGGTTCTGACAAACACCTCATCACCCGGGAATACTTTGGTGTTAGGCTCAATGAGTACATATTCTCCTGATTTTATTCTGGGCCACATGCTGTCTCCTTTCACACGAAGACCAAAGGCATCTGGATCATCGCTATAAATCTTGAGCCACCCATCGCGCTCTTCGGTCATCTCGATGGCACCATCAACACCAAGAATTGCCTCACCAACCACGCGCACTAACCCTTTTTTTAATTTGCCAACAAATGAAAGAGTATCTTCATCATTCGCCCCATTTAACGAAGTGCCGTGCTGAAGCCAAACAACATCAACATTTAGAAATTTCGCAAGCGCATTCATTTTTTCCTGACGCGGTAAAGACTCAGCATTAAACCATTTGCTAACGCCTTTGGACGAAAGAGAAAGGGCACGGGCTATGGCCATCCCCCTACCATGTTCATCAAGACCAGCTTCTTTACAGGCTTGCGCTAGCCGCTGGGCGAATTCTTTGCGCACTTTTTCATTCTGAACCATGAGTACGATACTAAAGCACTTGCAAAAACTTTCAGTTCAACCATAATACGTACTGAAAGTACGAAAAAGGATATTCCTATGCAAAATCTTGATGAGCCGATTAAAGGTGTCGGCATCCCTGAAGTTGCGAAGGCTTGTGGAGTTAGCGAAAGGGCTGTCTATAAGTGGCTCAAAAACGGCTTCCTCCCTAAGACTGAGTTTTTTGGGAAAACTAAATACGCATCAAAAATCGAAGAGATTTCTGGTGGCAAATATCAAGCAAGCGAAATGCTTGAAATAAGCAAAAAGAACCTTCTGGCTGCATAAGTAACACCGCTCTTTATCAATCTGCACCGCCGACAACGCGGTAACTAATTAAGAACTCATCGAAAGATGAGTATTAGTGATTATTTACCTATGGAAATAGTAAGAAATGGAACAAACAAGTTACAGCAAACTATCACAGCGCGACGTTGATCGCGCAGAAACAGATTTACTCATCAACCTGTCAACGCTTACCCAGCGCGGTCTGGCAAAGATGATTGGCTGTCATGAATCGAAGATAAGCAGAACGGACTGGAGGTTTATTGCTTCGGTCTTGTGTGCTTTCGGAATGGCATCAGACATCAGTCCGATTAGCAGGGCTTTTAAGTATGCGCTTGATGGACTCACCAATAAAAAACGCCCGGTGTGCAAGACCGAGCGTTCTGATCAAATACAAATGGAATTTTAACAACATCCAGCGAGGTAATTATATGCGAAACAAAGGCTTTAATCCACCTGATACACACAAAGAAGCTAAGCGTTTGCGCTTCCTTCGTTCCATTGATGAAAGAACTCAAATCTCTTTTGTGAAAGTTGCCAGAACTGAGCTTCTGAAGGCTGAGGCGAGGGCGTTGCTCCCGTCTCTACCAAAAGAGGAGGGATATACGTTCATTCCAAACGCATTTCTGGAAAAGCTGCTCAAAGAAGACATATCCGTAAGTCAGTTTAACGATGTTCTTAAGGTCTTTCGTCAAGGCAGGTAGTTATGAGCAATACAGCAAAAATCTACGATTTCAGCGCCGCACACGAGCGCAGGAGCAACAGGATGGAGAACCAGAAAACTGGTTACATTCCGTTGTACCGGAGCATTCTGAAACAGTCATGGGCGAAAGATGTTTATCTTCGCACCCTGTGGGAAAACCTTCTCCTGAATGCCACCAGAAAGCCATACAAAGCGAATTTCAAAGGTCATGAATGGCATCTGCAACCCGGTCAACTGGTTGTGACAGCAGCTGATTTAGGTCTTCAGTTATGCGACAGGCATGGCAAGCCAGCAAGCCGCGATCAGGTTGAGCGGATGCTTCAGGTTTTTGTGAAAGAGGGGATGATCACCATTGATGGAGAGAAGCAAAAAGGTCGTGTGATTACCATCACAAATTACCATGAATATGCTCAAAAAATGGACGATTCACCCGCACATGAAGCCGCACAAACGACCGCACATGATGCCGCACATGACGAAGCCAGTAATGGCGCGGATTTCAGCGAACATGCCGCACATGAAAGCGCACATGAAGCCGCACAAACAACCGCACATCATGAACAAGAAGGTATTAACAAGAATATAAATAATACCCCCCTACCCCCCAATGGGGGAGGCGATGGGCAGGTTAAACCTGAACGTCGCAAGGCAGAACGAATCGACTACGAATCCTTCCTGAACGCCTACAACACCGAAGTCGGTGACAGACTTCCACATGCTGTTGCGGTCAACGAGAAACGCAAACGCCGCCTGAAGAAAATCATCCCGCAACTGAAAACGCCAAACGTGGACGGTTTCAGAGCGTATGTCAGGGCGTTTGTGCATCAGGCCAAGCCGTTTTACTTCGGAGACAACGACACGGGCTGGACGGCAGATTTTGATTACCTGCTGAGAGAAGACTCGTTAACGGGAGTCCGGGAAGGGAAGTTTGCAGACAGGGGGATTGCATGAGACAGGATATCGAAGCGAGCGTTATCGGTGGCCTGCTGATTGGTGGATTAACGCCAACTGCCAGCGACGTTCTGGCAACGCTGGAGCCGGAGGCGTTTTCAATTCCGCTCTACCGGAAAGCCTTCGAGGTTATCCGTAAGCAGGCGCGAAACAGAAACCTAATCGACGCGCTGATGGTTGCCGAGGAGTGCGGAGAGGAGCATTTCACGTCAATCCTGATGACCAGCAAAAACTGCCCGAGTGCCGCAAACCTGAAGGGATATGCCGGAATGGTCGCGGATAACTATCACCGCCGTCTGGTGCTGGAAATCATGGATGAAATGCGTGAACCAATTCAGAGCGGAACCATCGACGCATCGAGTCAGGCGATGGATGAACTTGTAAAGCGTCTTTCAGCCATCAGAAAGCCCCGTGACGAGGTTAAACCTGTACGGTTAGGGGAAATCATCACTGACTACACTGACACGCTTGACAGGCGTCTGAGGAACGGAGAAGAGTCAGATACCCTGAAGACCGGAATCGAAGAACTTGATGCCATCACCGGAGGGATGAACGCGGAAGACCTGGTGATAATCGCTGCTCGTCCTGGTATGGGGAAAGCAATGGCGCTAAGCGAAGGGATTTTACTTGCAGATGGCACCTGGACTACTCACGGAGAAGTCAAAATTGGCGATCGCATCGCGTCAATAGACGGGCTTCCTTCGGAGGTAATTGGCGTCTTCCCACAAGGGAAGAAATTCACATATTTAGTCACCTTTGAAGACGGACGTAGCGTGAAATGTGCCGACAACCACTTATGGGAAATTTCATCATCAAGATTTACTGGTAAACGCGTTGTTGATACTGATGCGCTGGCTGGGATGCTACAAAAAACACGTTATCAGGGAAGAATAAGAGTGCCATCCTTGACCGGAGACTTTGGTAAAAATATTCCCCTTGATGGTTGGGTTATTGGGGCTCTACTTGGTGACGGTTCGTTGATAAAAGGCATCAAATTCACCAACTCGGAAGAATATGTCCTGAGCCGCATGAGTGATGCAATTGCACCATTGCGACTGGTTAAGGTAGGAGAGAATGATTATTTGATAAGCAACCAAAAAGGCCAGAAGAACCCACTATTGGACAAACTACGTGGCATTGGGGTGATCGGGAAAGGTGCGTCCGAGAAGGAAATCCCAGCAGAAATTTTTAGTGCTAGCAAAGAAATACGTACCGGTGTTTTAACTGGCCTTCTCGAGACAGATGGCTGGGTTGAGAAGTCCGGATGCATCCGCTTTAGTTCATCCAGTCAGAAATTAGCTAAAGGATTAGTAAGGCTTGTTAGATCTTTAGGTGGAACCGCCAAAGAATCCAGCAGGACGGGAATAGTTTACACGTACAAAGGAGAGAAGCACGACGGACTTGATGCACACATGGTCAGCATGAAGTTGCCATCATCTTTGATAGAGCAAATTCACTCACCACGTTTACGCAAAAATCTCGGGATTAACAGGCTTGGCGACCTTGGCGTGGGTATCAAATCGGTTGAAGTTGTTGAGCCAGAAGAGTGTCTCTGCATCATGGTAAGCCATCCTAGCCATCTCTATGTGACAACGGATTACATCGTTACGCACAATACGGAACTGGCGCTGAAGATTGCCGAAGGCGTTGCAAGCCGCGTTATTCCTGGTTCTGACGTCCGGCGCGGGGTATTGATTTTCTCAATGGAAATGAGCGCATTGCAGATTGCAGAGCGAAGCATTGCCAACGCCGGGAGGATGTCGGTTAGCGTACTGCGAAATCCTGCATCGATGGATGACGAAGGCTGGGCACGTGTTGCTAACGGCATGAGTCAGCTTGCAGATTTGGATGTATGGGTAGTCGATGCCTCGCGGTTATCGGTCGAAGAAATACGCTCAATCGCAGAACGGCACAAACAGGAAAATCCAAACCTCTCACTCATCATGGCGGATTATCTTGGCCTGATTGAGAAGCCGAAAGCAGACCGCAACGACCTCGCAATTGCTCACATCTCCGGAAGCCTGAAGGCGATGGCGAAAGACCTGAAAACGCCAGTTATCTCCCTAAGTCAGCTTTCGCGCGATGTTGAGAAGCGACCAAATAAACGCCCGACAAACGCAGATTTGCGTGATTCAGGAAGCATTGAACAGGACGCAGACTCAATCATCATGCTCTATCGGGAAGCGGTATATGACGAGAACAGTAGCGCCGCGCCATTTGCTGAAATCATCGTGACGAAAAACCGTTTTGGCTCACTTGGTACGGTTTACCAGCGGTTCTGTAACGGACACTTTGTTGCATGTGACCAGGATGAAGCCAGACAGATTTGCACAGCATCAAATGCACCTGCTGCGCGTGGCAGACGATATGCACAAGGGGCTGACGTATGAATAAAAAACAATTAGCTATTCTCGAAAAGGCATGGGATGCACAAATATCATGCGCTTTGAAAGAACAGGCACTACCAATAATCCAGACCAAATCGAAAATAGCCAGGCAGTTATGCGATGACGGATTCCTGAACGAAGTTGAGATTACGCACCAGATGGTAACGTTCAAAGGGTATGAGATAAATCATCATGGTATAGCGGCGTATTGCTCCCATCTTCCTGATGACGTTGACATTGATGAAATGGAAAGGGAGATGAAGCAATGACCATCTACATCACTGAGCTAATAACAGGCCTGCTGGTAATCGCAGGCCTTTTTATTTGGGGGAGAGTAAATCGTGGCTGAGTTAATTTTCTCTGCATTGAGGATTCTCGGTGCTATGTGGATGGTGGCGACATTCATTGTTGTTGTCAGCAGTTTTGTCCGGTTGGTAGGCGAAGGTAAAGACCTGGTGGGTGTGCTTTTCGGTAGCATTCTCCTGTGGGTGATTATCGGTGTTGCGCCTGTTGCTGTAGCAAAAATGGCGTGGCGTTTTGTTAGTTGAGGTGACGATGAAGCAAATATCACTTCAATAAATCGCTTTTAAGGCATCACAATCGCTCTGTGGTGAGGTAAGCACGTGCAAGGCATGTCGATAGGCAGCGAGAATGAAAAATGCGTCAGAATGCGTTTGAGGAGGTTTTAAGAAATGAGTACGATAGCTGAGCTTGTCAGGGCTAATTTTCGTGAAGAGTTGGTGCGTTGGTATCGGTATCGTTCATCGTCCAGTTTGCCGCTTGATGAGTTGTATGAGCACTCACCTGCCGCACGGCGCTATCCGCGTGACCGTGTTCTTCGACGGTTGTTCAGACTCAATAATGAGTTTCAGCGCAACAGAATTATCCGGAGTCTGGATTTAAAGTGAAGGAGTGAGCATGAGCGAGCAAATATTCAGAGAGATTAAGCCACGGTTTTATCGCAAGGTAAGGGTGGTTTATCAGGACGAAAACAAGACATGTGCATACGCCATTCATAATGGTCGGTGGTCAGTGTTCGACACCAAAAACTTCGAGAAGAACTTCGAGAGGATTAAGGGTGATGAGGAAACTAACATTTGAACTAAGAAGCCCCATCCATCAGCAGAACGCCATTCAAGCTATCCAGCAAATTCTTCCAGACCCAACCAAACCAATCGTAGTAACCATTCAGGAACGCAACCGCAGCATTCGGCAAAATGCACGCCTTCACGCGATGCTATCTGAAATAAGTAAGAAGGCTACATATCACGGAAAAGCAAGAAATATTGAGTTTTGGAAGGGGTTATTCGTTTCTGGTTGGCAGATTGCAACCAACCAGCACCCTGAGATTATATCAGGGTTAGAAGGTGAGCTAATAAACATCAGAGAGAGTACGGCGACTCTATCTGTAAAAAAAATATCCGAAATAATGGACTACATAGAAGCATATTGTGCCATGAACTCAATTCATCTTAGCGAATGGAGGAATTATGATTGAGGTTTGGGTAGATATCGAAGGGATTCCATTTTATCAGGTTAGCAATAAAGGAAATTTCAGGTCTATTACGAGGGAAGTTACAGTAACATCAACCAGACAGAGGCCATATAAGAAAATAATTAATGGCACTAGTGTAAAACCATTCAAGTGCAAGTCGACAGGATATCTTCAAATAAAGGTATACGGTAAGAAATACAGCGCCCACAGGATAGTTGCGAAAGCATTCTGTACAGGGTTCTGTGATGGCTTGGTAGTTAATCACAAAAATGGGCGAAGAGATGACAATAGGGCTGATAACCTTGAATGGGTATCACATTCTGAAAACTCAAAACACGGATATAAACAAAATGGAAGAATACCTATATCGCTAGGTAAATTTAGTGGTGACCATCCTGCCAGTAAAGCTGTTATTTCTACTGACATGAAAACTGGGGAGGAGGTTTATTATGAAGCAGCTATGGATGCTGTCAGAGAAGGATTTGATAGTTCGTCAATTAGTCGTTGCTGTAATGGCGAAAGCTCATATCACAAAGGAAGATTCTGGCGATTTGCAAATGAAAAAATGAAAGCGCGATGGGGAGATCGGGCTGCATGACTATCAAATCAAATACGCCAGCACACAACAAGGACTGCTGGCAAACGCCGCTTTGGCTTTTTGATGCACTGGATATTGAGTTTGGATTCTGGCTGGATTCGGCAGCGAGCGACAAAAATGCTCTGTGTGCTCACTGGCTAACTGAGGCCGACGACGCGCTCAATTCTGAGTGGGTAAGCCACGGTGCAATCTGGAATAACCCACCGTACAGCAATATCAGGCCGTGGGTGGAAAAAGCCGCTGAGCAGTGCATACAACAGCGACAGACGGTAGTTATGCTTGTGCCAGAGGATATGTCAGTCGGATGGTTCAGCAAGGCTCTGGAGAGTGTTGACGAAGTTCGCATTATCACTGATGGACGGATTAATTTTATCGAACCATCGACGGGGCTGGAGAAGAAGGGAAACAGTAAAGGCTCCATGCTGCTGATTTGGCGACCGTTCATCAGTCCTCGACGGATGTTTACTACCGTATCCAAAGCGGCATTGATGGCGATCGGGCAGGGCGTCAGGAGGGCGGCATGAGGCGACAGCGACGAAGTATCACCGACATCATCTGCGAAAACTGCAAATACCTTCCAACGAAACGCTCCAGAAATAAACGCAAGCCAATCCCAAAAGAATCTGACGTAAAAACCTTCAATTACACGGCTCACCTGTGGGATATCCGGTGGCTAAGACATCGTGCGAGGAATACAAGGGGATTGACGCGATGATTTATCCGGGGCTATATTCCTCACACGCCAGCAAAATCTGGCGTCGGGATTGGCGTCCCGGATGAAAAAGGCGACAACAGACGTGCCAGCGTCTTTTTTATTGTCGTTTGCACAGTCACATCTCAATGGTGGGCTGTGTGGGGGCGGAGCAATCCGCGCCGGTTCCTTTTTCCCGGTTACGCCAACCCTGCACAGTTCACCACCAAGCGATTGGCGTCGCAGGTGGTGATGATTCACAAAGAAAAAGGATCATCTTATGGCCACCAAAATCGCAGTTGAAACTCTCTCCCCGATCACCCATAACCAGATTCCTGTTATTACCACCGAACTTTTGGCGCAGCTTTACGGCACTGAGCCGGTGCGTATTCGCCAGAATCATCATGAGAACAAAGTACGCTTCGTTGAAGGGAAACACTTTTTCAAAGTTGTTGGTAATGACCTTAAAGAATTGCGGGTAGCTTTAAACTACTCACAAAATTTGCGGGTTACTTTAAGTAACTCACAAAATTTGCAACCATCTTTAAGAGGGTTACAAATTTCCCCGAAAGCCCGCTCCCTCATACTCTGGACAGAACGAGGCGCAGCCCGTCACGCAAAAATGCTCGAAACTGATCAGGCGTGGGATGTGTTCGAAAAACTGGAAGACTGCTATTTCAGCCAGTGCGAGAAAAATACTGGCAAACAAGAGAAGAAGCTCAACGGGCTTTCCGCAAAAGAAACAGACAGCCTTGTATGGCTGTGGGATTATGCCAACCGCTCACAGGCATTGTTCCGTGAGTTGTATCCCGCATTAAAACTGATTCAGTCTGGCTATTCCGGCATATGCCACGACTACGGCTATGAGTTCTCGTATATCATCGGGAGGGCGAGGGGCGTTTTAATTAATCACACGCGGGATATAGATATTTATGAGCCTGACGGGCCGACGAACCTTCTGGCATGGGAAAGGCTTAAGAACAAAGAGTTGCCGCCTTCACTGCATCGCTACTGACAATTGACAACTTAACAAACCCAGCTTCGGCTGGGTTTTTTATTGCTGAATTTTCAATGTGAGAGGACATGACAATGAATGAGCTGATAAATAGCAATGCCATCAAAATGACAAGCATTGAAATCGCTGAGTTGGTGGGAAGCCAACACGGTAATGTCAGAATATCAATAGAACGTCTGGCAAAGCGTGGGGTGATTCAACTTCCTTCAATGCAAAAAGTTGAAAATAAACAAACAATTAGCCCTAACAAATTCACAAGCGTGTATATATTCGAAGGCGAACAAGGTAAGCGAGACAGCATTATTGTCGTCGCTCAGTTGTCGCCGGAATTCACCGCTCGCCTTGTTGACCGCTGGCGAGAACTCGAAGGGGCAACCGCGAAAATACCACAAACCTTTTCTGAGGCATTGCGCCTTGCGGCCGACCTTGAAGACCAGAAGGCTGAACTGGAGAAACAGCTTGCTCTCGCAGCACCTAAAGTTGAGTTTGCCGATCGAGTTGGCGAGGCCAGCGGAATTTTGATTGGAAACTTTGCAAAGGTTGTTGGTATTGGTCCAAACAAACTGTTTGCGTGGATGCGCGATCACAAAATCCTTATTGCTTCAGGTGCCCGGCGCAATGTGCCAATGCAGGAATATATGGATCGCGGCTATTTCACAGTGAAAGAAACAGCGGTCAATACAAATCACGGAATACAGATATCGTTCACCACAAAAATCACCGGGCGTGGTCAACAGTGGCTGACAAGAAAGCTGCTAGATAACGGAATGCTTAAAGTAACAGGGGAGGCTGCTTAATGGCTAAACCAGCGCGAAGGAAATGCAAAATCTGTAAGGAATGGTTTCACCCGGCATTCTCAAATCAGTGGTGGTGCAGCCCGGAACACGGAACTAAATTAGCGCTCGAACGACGAAATAAAGAACGCGAAAAGGCGGAAAAAACAGCAGAGAAGAAACGACGACGAGAGGAGCAGAAACAGAAAGATAAAATTAAGATTCGAAAACTCGCCTTAAAGCCCCGCAGTTACTGGATTAAACAAGCCCAACAAGCCGTAAACGCCTTCATCAGAGAAAGAGACCGCGACTTACCATGTATCTCGTGCGGAACGCTCACGTCTGCTCAGTGGGATGCAGGCCATTACCGTACAACAGCTGCGGCACCTCAGCTCAGATTTGATGAACGCAATATCCATAAGCAATGCGTGGTGTGTAACCAGTACAAAAGCGGAAATCTCGTTCCGTATCGTGTCGAACTGATTAACCGCATCGGGCAGGAAGCAGTAGACGAAATCGAATCAAACCATAGTCGCCACCGCTGGACTGTCGAAGAGTGCAAGGCGATCAAGGCAGAGTATCAACAGAAACTTAAAGACCTGCGAAACAGCAGAAGTGAGGCCGCATGACGTTCACCGTAAAAACCATTCCTGACATGCTTGTTGAGGCATATGGAAATCAGACCGAAGTGGCCCGAATACTGAACTGCAATCGTGCCACAGTCAGAAAATACATTGGCGATAAAGAAGGGAAAAGACACGCTATCGTCAACGGTGTTCTTATGGTTCACCGCGGATGGGGTAAAGATACTGATGCGTGATATCCGGCAGGTTCTTGAGCGCTGGGGGGCATGGGCGGCAAATAACCATGAGGATGTTACATGGTCGCCCATTGCTGCCGGATTTAAGAGGCTGATCCCCGAAAAAGTAAAATCACGTCCACAGTGTTGTGACGATGACGCGATGATTATATGCGGGTGTATGGCTCGCCTTAACAGGAACAACAGCGATCTGCATGACTTGCTGGTTGATTATTACGTGTTGGGGGAGACGTTCATGGCGCTGGCACGGAAACATGGGTGCTCTGACACCTGTATAGGTAAACGCCTTCACAAAGCGGAGGGGATTGTTGAAGGCATGCTGATGATGCTGGGAGTGAGGCTTGAGATGGATCGGTATGTTGAGCGTGAATTGCCGGGAGGGAGAACCTCTGTATTTTATCAGCGAAAAAATAGTTTACGATCGTAAAAATCTGCATATCATGATAAGAGTGGTTACATTGCCACGCTGCTTAACCCGCCGATGCGCGGGTTTTTTTGTACCCAGAATCCTGTGAGCTATACGGAAAGTACACAGAAAGGAAGGTGCGACCACAATTAATAACAAAATCTTAAAAATTGCACATGGCACTATTAGTTTTCTAAATATTGTGTATTTTTTGTATTGCAGGATGACCCTGTAACGAAGTTTGCGTAACAGCATTTTGCTCTACGAGTTTGCCAGCCTCCCCCAGTGGCTGGCTTTTTTATGTCCGTAGCGTCAAAGCAGCAATGTCGCTGGGGCGTCGTGCAATTGGCGTTGAGCTGGAGACTGAACGTTTTGAGCAGACGGTCAGGGAAGTTCAGGATTTAGTCAGTCAGAACGGATGATATTGCAGGATTAGTTACGTACCGTTATTATCCTGCGCCCGGCCCTTTAGCTCAGTGGTGAGAGCGAGCGACTCATAATCGCCAGGTCGCTGGTTCAAATCCAGCAAGGGCCACCATATCACATACCGCCATTAGCTCATCGGGACAGAGCGCCAGCCTTCGAAGCTGGCTGCGCGGGGTTCGAGTCCTCGATGGCGGTCCATTATCTGCATTATGCGTTGTTAGCTCAGCCGGACAGAGCAATTGCCTTCTGAGCAATCGGTCACTGGTTCGAATCCAGTACAACGCGCCATATTTATTTACCAGGCTCGCTTTTGCGGGCCTTTTTTATATCTGCGCCGGGTCTGGTGCTGATTACTTCAGCCAAAAGGAACACCTGTATATGAAGTGTATATTATTTAAATGGGTACTGTGCCTGTTACTGGGTTTTTCTTCGGTATCCTATTCCCGGGAGTTTACGATAGACTTTTCGACCCAACAAAGTTATGTCTCTTCGTTAAATAGTATACGGACAGAGATATCGACCCCTCTTGAACATATATCTCAGGGGACCACATCGGTGTCTGTTATTAACCACACCCCACCGGGCAGTTATTTTGCTGTGGATATACGAGGGCTTGATGTCTATCAGGCGCGTTTTGACCATCTTCGTCTGATTATTGAGCAAAATAATTTATATGTGGCCGGGTTCGTTAATACGGCAACAAATACTTTCTACCGTTTTTCAGATTTTACACATATATCAGTGCCCGGTGTGACAACGGTTTCCATGACAACGGACAGCAGTTATACCACTCTGCAACGTGTCGCAGCGCTGGAACGTTCCGGAATGCAAATCAGTCGTCACTCACTGGTTTCATCATATCTGGCGTTAATGGAGTTCAGTGGTAATACAATGACCAGAGATGCATCCAGAGCAGTTCTGCGTTTTGTCACTGTCACAGCAGAAGCCTTACGCTTCAGGCAGATACAGAGAGAATTTCGTCAGGCACTGTCTGAAACTGCTCCTGTGTATACGATGACGCCGGGAGACGTGGACCTCACTCTGAACTGGGGGCGAATCAGCAATGTGCTTCCGGAGTATCGGGGAGAGGATGGTGTCAGAGTGGGGAGAATATCCTTTAATAATATATCAGCGATACTGGGGACTGTGGCCGTTATACTGAATTGCCATCATCAGGGGGCGCGTTCTGTTCGCGCCGTGAATGAAGAGAGTCAACCAGAATGTCAGATAACTGGCGACAGGCCCGTTATAAAAATAAACAATACATTATGGGAAAGTAATACAGCTGCAGCGTTTCTGAACAGAAAGTCACAGTTTTTATATACAACGGGTAAATAAAGGAGTTAAGCATGAAGAAGATGTTTATGGCGGTTTTATTTGCATTAGCTTCTGTTAATGCAATGGCGGCGGATTGTGCTAAAGGTAAAATTGAGTTTTCCAAGTATAATGAGGATGACACATTTACAGTGAAGGTTGACGGGAAAGAATACTGGACCAGTCGCTGGAATCTGCAACCGTTACTGCAAAGTGCTCAGTTGACAGGAATGACTGTCACAATCAAATCCAGTACCTGTGAATCAGGCTCCGGATTTGCTGAAGTGCAGTTTAATAATGACTGAGGCATAACCTGATTCGTGGTATGTGGGTAACAAGTGTAATCTGTGTCACAATTCAGTCAGTTGACAGTTGCCTGTCAGACTGAGCATTTGTTAAAAAAATTTCGCATGGTGAATCCCCCTGTGTGGAGGGGCGACTGGTGAAAAATCCTTGCTTGTGATTCATTATCGACACGGGTTCGGTGGTACCAAGCCGAACTCACCGGGAGGCACCCGGCACCATGCAGTATACAGAGATTAGGCATATACCAAGGCCTCTCATAGCAGGGGCCTTTTTACATGTAAAAAAAGCCCGAGTGGGTTCGGGCAATTGCATGAGATACTCGTTTTAATAATCGAAAGCATTTTAACCAGGATTCATAAGGCTGCGCAACTGCGCGGCCTTTTTCGTATTTCGGGCTGTAGTCTTCCTTCTGCCATTGTCCTGTAACTTCCGGACTTCAGCCCGCTCCTCATCTGACTCACACATTATCCCGACCGGGAGGATTCATGGCATTTAAACACTATGACGTGGTCAGGGCGGCGTCGCCGTCAGACCTTGCGGAACGAATAACTCAAAAACTGAAGGAAGGGTGGCAGCCTTATGGTAGTGCGCTGATTTCGACAGCTGGTTATGGTGCGGAGTTCATCCAGCCAGTTGTGAGTGAGGGGAGCATCTCATCACCAGAGGAGCCAGGCAACCGTCCGACGACCTCAGCGCCTTCTGTTGCGCCAGAATATTACTATGTGATCGCGCTTGCTGGTCAGTCCAATGGTATGTCATACGGTGAGGGACTGCCATTACCGGATACATTCGACAGTCCTGATCCACGAATTAAACAGTTAGCGCGTCGCAGTACGGTGACACCGGGAGGTGCCGCCTGTAAGTATAACGACATCATTCCGGCGGACCAT